TTATCTTTGGGTTTCTGAAATTGATGAGTTCATGGATAGTTTGTGTTCCCGAGGAATATATAGAAACAGTTTGATTCTTCAAAGAATTGGGGGGCATAAACATTATCTTTCTGCTGAAGAGATTGATAAGATTAAGGAGAGGGTTATGGTATGTGTTGAGAAGTTTAATACACAGGCTATGGTTGCAAGTGATTTATAAAGTAGGCAAACATGTCACTTTTACAGGAGCTTGAGATTATATCAAGAGAGGAAGGTTTCGATTCAGCCCAGGCTTTTGTTACAGATTTCATCCTAAAAGGCCACACCTTTGGCGATCTTACTGATTATTTAGCCCAACGATACAACCTCAACTACAGCTACTCAAATGTCTACGGGCAGCTGCGTCCTTTATGTAAACTCCCTATCCGAGGACGCAGATACTACAATGCTATACTGTATCATTCTAGAAAAGCAGGTTATGGAAGGATTGATGAATTTGTGCAAGCCATTTGGCATTTGCCTTTAGGAGAGTTAGCAAAAGAGTTTGGTTTAAAGAACACTGCCTTGTTGCGACGAGTAATGGAACAGGTGCGAAGAGGGTTGGTCCCGGTAGGTAAAAGGACAAAAAGACGTCATCGAGTGATAAACCGTGAGGGATTCCGTAGTCGTGCAGCTCGTTACAGGTGGCAGAAGAGAGCACGGGAGCTAGGCTACAGAACCCTACGAGAAGCATTCTACGAGTTGGAACACAGGAAAGGACTATCATCGAAACAAATAGCCCGCCTATTTGAAGTCACACAGCAAGCCTATTTGTTAAGGCGCAAAAAATTATTCGGGTCTCACCATAGATAAATCTTTCCAATCATTGAACAAATCAAAAGTCAATTAAAAAATGCTTTAATTTTTTATGTTTTTACCCCAGAGGGCTTTATTTTTCCAATCGGTTCCGCTGTAATAACGATGTCATGGGAAACCCACGTAAACATAAATTGGATTACAAGCTTATAGAACGTCTAGCAGAATTGGGGCTAACAGACAAGGAAATAGCTCATGCTATAGATATACCTTACAGCACATTTGAAGCCTACATACCAAAAGACGACAAGTTAAAGAAGGCCCTAGAAAAAGGCAAACAATCCCCCAACCGACGAGTAGAACAAGCCCTATACCGAAGAGCCTTAGGATACAATATAACAGAAGTAACAGAAGAAGGAGGACAGATAACAAAACGAGTCCTCAAGCACCTAGCTCCAGATGTAAGAGCTATAGAGCTATGGCTAAGGAACAGAATGCCAGACAGATGGAACACCCCACAGAACCTTAACTTAAATCTTACTTTAAGGGACAAAGTAGAGTTGGCTAGGCAATTAACTAATTGAAATTATTATAAGAATGAAATATCTCAAATATGCCCAAGGTAATTGACATAACAGACAGCCTGAACAAGAAGAAGAGGGCAAGGTTGAACAGAAGACCCAAACGTCAACCTCCAGCACAAGAGTCTTACGTGGACAATAGGTCGCTTGGTATAGGGGTGCCAACATTACCAGAACATTGGTTCACTACAGGTCATCAAGACGTAGATGCTAAGATGATAGAACAGGCAAAACAAGACATAGAGACCTATAAGAAGAACCCGTTGAAGTTCGTAAGCAATGAACTAAAGATCCCTACAACGGTATGGCGCCATGATTGTCCACCTAAGAACTGGAAGCCCCGCCCCTATCGACCTTACCCATTATGGTCAATCCAAAGAGAGATCCTAAGAGCATTAGTCAAGCACAGGAAAGTGGCAGTGAAGAGTTGCCATGGCTCAGGTAAGACCTTTATGGCAGGTATAGCGGCTTTGTATCTGCTGTATGTATGGCATGCTTTAGGGGTAACCACAGCACCTACATTTAGGCAAGTAAAAAGGCTATTATGGGGCGAGATAAGAGACATCTACAATACAGCCCATCAAAGAGGAGCCAATCTAGGGGGTAAACTTCTACAGACCTCGCTAGAGCTAGGGGACAAATGGTTTATGGAGGGGTTTAGCACGGATCATCCTGAGACTAACATCCCAGGTTTTCACGAAGAAACTGTGTTTGCTATAATGGACGAAGCAGGAGGCAATGACCCGGCCACTTATGACATGCTAGAGACTATACTGACAAGTGAAAACAGTTTTGTCCTTCTTATAGGCAATCCCATTGATGCTAAGTCGCCTTTTGCTGATTGTTTTAAGCCAGGCAGCGAGTATAAGACCTTTAGCATTCCCGCTCGAATCACCCCAAATGTACGCAACAAACGTAATGTTTACCCCAAGTTGGTAGCTCATGACTGGCCAGAGAGAATGAAGAAGAAGTGGGGAAAAGACAGCCCTTTATACAAATCACGGGTAGAAGCTGAGTTCCCTGAAGACACCATTAGCATGCTTATTCCTTACAGCGCAATTACTAAGGCTTTGCAGACAGAGCTGCCAGAGGATGAAGTTATATCCTTTGGAGTTGATGTAGCAAGACAAGGAAGTGACCGTACAGTTATTGGATGTCGTTGGGCTAGTGGGAAGTTTAGAATTATTCATCAAATGGAACGTAGAAGGGAGACAGAGGTTGTAGGAACAATCAAAAAACTTTACAACGAGTACAAACCTCGGTGTATTAATGTGGATGATATAGGGGTGGGTGGAGGTATAGTGGATATGCTGTTCGAGGAGGGTTTCCCGGTCAACGGCATTGTGGTTTCAGAGGAGCCGGACGATACTGCGGATGATATGGGGGATCTTGAATTTCAAAACAAGCGAGCTCAATACTACTGGAAGCTTTATAGAGCTTTTGTGGAAGACGAGATAGACATAGATGACGATGAATTGGCTAACGAGTTATGCTACATAGAGGCCAAGTTTGGAAGGAAAATAAGAATTTTGGAGAAAGAGCAGATTAAAGTAAAGCTGAAAAGGAGTCCAGACCTAGCCGACTGCATGATGCTGGCTTGGGCTATGGACGAGGCTGATATGGAACGCGAAGTACTCAGGTTTTTGTAAAGGAGATAGTTAATGACAAAGTATGTTTATATAAAAACAGCACTTACAGGCGGGGGCCTTGATGCCCTTGATGGAATAGATGGCGCCAATTTAGTTGATGGTCATGTAGCATACGTCTACATGAACGGGATCAAGTACGAGTATATCCTGGACGCTGATTCCGGAGCAGCAGAAGATTCTCCTAATGTTATAGCACCTGACACAAACGCAGGCGACAAGCGATGGATTCTTCAGGGAGCAACCTTCGAGAGCGTCACTCTTCAGAGCACACCTACTGCAGACGCTCATGCAGCTACGAAGGAATACGTGGACAGTGCCGTGGCTGCCTCGGTGTGGACCTTCTTTCTTACCGATGACTCCGCTGACGTTTCTGGATACTATTACTTAAAAGATGAAGAGACAGGAGAGACGCTTTCAGAGCTTACCAGCCCGACCCTTTCAGCAGGAGACGATCAGCTACTATGGTCCTTTGTCACCGAGAGCGGTGACCCGGGGATAGACCTGTTGTCCTTGGGGGTGTACACTGCTACGATGTTCCTGTACAAGAGCGGGAATAAGACGGTGAATATCTATTGGAAGCTGTTCAAACGAGATTCAGGTGACGTAGAAACCGAGCTAATGACCAGCGGAATAAGCGATGACCTGATCGATTCACGCTCACAATATATCCTTTCCTCCTACATAAACTCGGACGTTACCCTCGACACTACTGACCGAATAGTTCTCAAGCTCTATGCCAATGTGTCAGGCACCGGGACTGATCCTACGGTTACAATCTCGATGGAGAATAATTATGATAGCCGTATAGCGTTGAGAGTGGGAACTTCGGCTTTTGCGAATGTGTTTGCCAAGCTCACTAACTTCCAGCGAGGCACAGGTACGTTTGGCGGTCCTAACGGTACTACAGTTGCGATTAATGATGTTGGAACTACGGATTACCAAGTAGTAATACAACCATTAAGTCAGAGTGGTTTTATAGGAGAGATAAGCGTTGAATCAAAAGCTGCCAATTCGTTTGTTGTCAAAAATTCTGGCAGCGATACAACTACCCAGTTTGACTGGATACTTAATGTATAGGGTATTAAAGGAGAGAGCTATGAAGTTAACACCAAGCTTTCGAGTCAATGACAACAAAGATTTGATATTAGAGTTTGAAGAACACCCAGAGCAGGAAATTAACCTCAGTAATTTGCAAACGGACGACACAAGCATTATCCGAATCTACCAGGATAGAAGTGGTAAAACACTTAAAATAGGGGGCGGATGGTGGCTTGTGGCTGAAGTAACTCTGCCAGGAATTGAGTATCGAGAAGAGCCCCTGCTTGATGAAAAAGGGAACCCAGTTTTAGATGAGAATGGTGAACCACAGATCACAGTAGAACGTATACCACTCAGTGCAGATGACGTTGAGGTGAAACTATGGGAATTGCCATAGGTCATGGTAAAATTTTCCTTAGAATGGAATCTTTGCGATGTCCGAGGTGTGGTAGAGTTAACCATGTAGAGATTCACAGTGACTTGCCCGAAAAGGATTATCTGTCCTGTGCATTCTGTGGATATAGGGCAATAGTGAACCTGGTTCCAATTATGGACAAATACGGAATCCCACATGGAGCGAGTAAGATAGAGAAGCGAGAGGTAGGGAAATATCTGCAAAAAGAAGTAGGCAAAATATAGGAGGTAGTCATGACGCTATTGGACTTTAGTTTTTGGGATAATTACAAGAATATAATCGAAGCTCTTTCGGGAGGGAAGAACACGGTTATCTTTGACGATGTTGACTTGCCTTCGGTAATGGTCAGGATACCACGATTCAACTTTACAGACGTGGGGCTCTCTAAGCCTTCTGGTGCGCCTAGTGGCGAGTATGGGGAGGCCATGCCAGCCTTTAGGTGTGATGGGTCATTTGGTGAGTCAGGCTTGGTGTCATGTATCTACATTGGGAAATATATAGCATGCGAGTACAACAGTAGGGCATATAGCCTACCCTACAAAGATCCGAAGGCGAACATTAACTTTGACAATGCCAAGTCCCGCTGTACCACAAAAGGGACAGGCTGGCATCTCATGACAAACGCCGAGTGGGCAGCAATTGCGGAGTGGAGCAGAGAGAACGGCACTATGCCACGAGGGAACAACCATTACCTCGAAGACATTGATGAGCCACATGAGTGTGGTGTGCCAACGCAAACGGGCGTCGTGAAAGGCGTATCTGGAACTGCCCGCACATACACAGGCAGCGGCCCGGATACCTGGAATCATGACCATGGACCGTATGGAATTGCTGATTTAAATGGCAATGTCTGGGAGTGGGTCGATGGGCTAAAGATTGTGGACGGCGTCGCAAAAATTATGCCGGATAAGGATGGGACTGCCCCCGGTAATGACTTCGGCACCACAGAGGCGAGTTGGATAGATACCTCTGTGGACATTACGAGTGGTATGACTTCGGGAAATAAGATTCTTACTCTCCGGACAGGTGATTACTGGACTGGTCTTGCAATACCAGCAACCTCAGACGGCACAGGGTCAGCCACGTACGGGTACGACGGCTACTGGTTTAACGCAACTGACGAGCGGGTGGCTCTTCGTGGCGGGCGTTGGGCCGATAGCGCGCAGGCGGGCGTTTTTGCGCTCGCTTTCACCTACCTGCGCTCGGACACGTACTCGTACTTCGGCGTCCGCCCCGCTTATGTTTCCTGATTATGAGGCTGTGAGCTTGAAACACTCAGCAACGGGAGGATAACAATGTTTGACCACAAATCAAAAAACCCAATGAAGAAAGGTAACTAACCATGGACTCGATTCCTAAACTTGATTGGACAGACGATATTGAGTGGGCTTCTGATGTAAGATGGGATCCAGCAGCGATATGGCTACCCATTGCTGATGTACAAATAGGCACAGACACTAATGCTGCAGTTCTTTCAGTACTTAGGTCAGTTTCAACAGATGTCATAGGCCAGTCGGATTCTGGAGATATAATTCTAACGGTTCTTAGATCTGTTCTTG